TATTGGTTTATATGGATTATATGACACAAGTGGTTCACAGGATTTATATTCAGGACTGTTTAGAGATGCTAATGATTCAGGCAAATGGAAATTATTTAAAGACCTTCAAGCGGCACCAACAACTACTATAAATACGTCTGGTACAGGATATGCAGTTGGTACATTAGTTGCAAACCTTGAAGGTAATGTAACTGGTAATGTTACTGGTAATACATCTGGTACTGCTTTAACGGTTACACAAGCGGCTCAAAGTGCAATTACTTCATTAGGTACTTTAACAACACTTTCAGTTGATAATATAACTATAAACGGTAATGATATTTCTTCTACTGCCGGAACAGATTTAACAATTACACCATTATCAGGACAACAAATTGTACTTGATGGAACGATAGTAGTTGATGCCGGTGTCGTTACTGGTGCGACAAGTATTACAAGTACTGCTTTTGTTGGTGATATTACTGGTGATATTACAGGAAATGCCGACACAGCAACTGCATTAGCAAGTGGTAGAACAATCGCCTCAACAGGTGATGTTGTTTGGACTTCAGCGAGTTTTGACGGCTCTGGAAATGTTACAGGAACGGCTGCGATTGGCACAGGGGTAATTGTCAATGCAGATATTAATTCAAGCGCTGCAATCGCATTTAGTAAGATGGCAGACTTAACTGCTTCAAGATTATTAGTATCTGATGGTAATGGAGATGTATCAATAAGTGCCGTAACTTCAACAGAGGCAGGGTATCTTGACGGCGTTACAAGTGCAATCCAGACACAAATGGACACTAAATCAACTAAAGCCTTCGCAATAGCACAAGCAGTCGCATTAGGATAAACTAAATAGTATTATAAGGAAGAATTATGGCAATACCAAATACAAGAGCAACATTAAAAGATTACTGTTTAAGAGCATTAGGTAAACCTGTAATTGATATAAATGTTGACGCAGACCAAATAGAAGATAGAATAGATGAGGCAGTGCAATATTTTGCTCAATATCATACAGATGGTGTTGAAAGAATGTATTTAAAATACAAAGTGACTGCTGCTGATAAAGTTAGATTAGGAAAAAATAAAGATTTTAATGTTATTGAAAAAGGCACATATGCTGATAACATAGAATTAGAAACTGGTACAAATACAGTATTAGAAGGTAAAGGTGATTTAATTAAAGAAGATGGCACACCTATACATACAGAAGATTCAACAATAGTGGAAACTGCTTATCAAGAAACACAAAATTATTTGGTAATACCAGACGCTGTTATAAGTGTAATAAATATATTTCCTTTATCTGACAGAGCAAACTTAAATATGTTTGATGTTAGATATCAATTAAGATTAAATGACTTGTATGATTTTTCATCTACTAGTATTGTTCATTATGAAATGACAATGAAACATTTGGATTTTCTTGACCATATATTGGTTGGAGAAGTCCCAATTAGATTTAATGCATTATCAAATAGATTATATATTGATATGGATTGGGGAACAGATATATCTGCTGATGAATATTTAATTATTGAATGTTATAGAAAATTAGATCCATCACAACATACAAATATGTTTGATGATATATACTTAAAAAGATATACTACAGCTTTAATCAAAAGACAATGGGGACAAAATCTTTCAAAATTTTCAGGTACTGCTATGTTAGGTGGAGTAACACTTAATGGTTCTGAAATTTCTTCAACTGCATTAGCAGAAGTTCAAAAACTTGAAGAAGAAATAAGAACAAATTATGAAGAACCTGCTCATATGCAACAAGGATAAAAATTAAATGCCAACAAATGTTTATTTTGACACTGGCACAACTTCAGAACAAAGATTATACGAAGATTTAGTTATTGAACAACTGAAGATATTTGGCCAAGATGTTTATTATTTGCCGAGAAAATTGGCGAACAAGGATACAATCTTTGGAGAGGATCCTGCTTCGTCCTTTGATGACTCATATATTATAGAAATGTATGTTAATAATACTGATGGATTTATGGGTGAGCAAGAGATAATTAAAAAGTTTGGTTTAGAATTAAGAGATGATATTAAGTTTACTGTTTCTAAATTGAGATGGGAAACTTTAATATCTAACAATAGTGATTTACAGAATACAACTAGACCTAATGAAGGTGATCTAGTTTATTTCCCTACAACAAAAGCATTCTTTGAAATACAATTTGTTGAACACGAGCAACCGTTCTATCAACAAAGTGCTTTACCTGTTTATAACTTATCTTGTACTAAATGGGAATACGCTTCTGAAAGACTTGATACAGGCATTGCAACTATTGACGCTACAGAGGATGCTCTATCAACTGATACAATGAATTTCCAATTTACTTTAGAAAATGAAGTAGGATCATTTGTACTAGAAAGTGATATAGGTGAAACTAATTATGTTATTAATGAAAGCTTTACAATGGCAACACAACAACCTGTTGATGATGGAAAAGCATTTGAAGAAAAAGCAGGAACAACAACATCATCTACGGCAGATGATATATTAGATTTTAGCGAAAGAAATCCTTTCGGAGAGGTTGATGATTATTAATGTTTGGACAACACTTTTACCATAAATCAATAAGAAATACTGTAATCGCTTTCGGTACGATATTTAATAATATTAATATCAGACGATTGGATTCTAGCGGGAATCCTTTACAAACAGTTAGAGTACCTTTATCATATGCACCTAAAGAAAAATTTATGGCAAGATTAGATCAACAAGCAAGTTTAACTGGATCAGATTCAAGTGTGGCGATTACTCTACCTCGTATGTCCTTTGATGTCACTAGTTACAGTTATGATCCTACTCGTAAATTAAATAAAAATCAAAAAATTGGAGTTGCTAAAAATATAAGTGGTGATAAAAAAACTTTAAACACACAATATATGCCAGTACCTTATGATGTTGGTTTTGAATTAAATGTTTTTACTGCAACTTCGGATGATGGATTACAAATTGTTGAACAAATACTTCCATACTTCCAACCAGACTATACTGTAACTATGATAATTGATAAGACTTATATGGATACAAAAAGAGATATTCCTTTTATATTAGAAAGTGTTGATTATGAAGATAGTTATACTGGTTCATTGACAAGTTTAAGAAGAATTATCTACACATTAAAATTTACTGCAAAGATATATCTATATGGTCCAATTACTTCAAGTGCTATAATAAAAGAAGTATCAGCTGATAGTTATACTGATACAGCTGACCAAAGTCCATCTCGTAGTCAAAGAGTAACGGTAACACCAAACCCAACATCTGCTGATAAAGATGATAGTTATACCTATACAACAACATTAGAATTTTTTAATGATGGTAAAAACTATGATGAAGAAACTGGTACTGATACATAACATAAGGTTTTAAAATGAGTAATATTGATGATAAATTAAATGAAGTATTAAACATAGCTGACAAAGTATTAGAAAAAAAACAAGAAAAGAATCCTTTAGAAATTATAAATGATAAACCTGTTGCACCTGAAAATGCTGAAGTTGATACAGACTTTGACGCTGGTAGAAATGAGTTATACAAACTATTAGAAAAAGGTAGTACAGCAATAGATGGTATTTTAAATTTAGCAAAAGAAGGAGAACATCCTCGTGCATATGAAGTAGCTGGTCAATTAATTAAAACACAAAGCGAAATAGCACAAAATCTATTAGACTTACAAGATAAACTTAAAAGATTAAAAGATTCAAAAGGTGAAATGCCTAAAAGTGTAACCAATGCCCTATTCGTAGGGTCAACAACGGAATTACAAAAACTTATAAAGAAAAATAAAGATAAAAAATGAAACAAGACCAATATTTAGGAAATCCTAACCTAAAGAAGGCACATACAAAATCACGATTTACACCAAAGCAAGTAGATGAAGTGATGAAGTGCCTTGATGATCCTAAATATTTTATCGAAACATATTTAAAAATAGTTACATTGGATAAAGGTCTTGTGCCTTTTACAATGTATGACTTTCAGCGGAAGATGGTAGATACTTTCCACAACAATAGGTTTTCAATAAACAAGTTACCTAGACAAAGTGGCAAGTCAACTATCATATGTGCCTACCTCTTACATTATTGTGTTTTTAATGATAATGTTAGTGTTGCAATACTAGCCAACAAATCTTCTACGGCAAGGGATTTATTAGGGCGATTGCAACTTGCTTACGAGCATTTGCCGAAATGGATGCAACAAGGCGTTCTTAATTGGAACAAAGGGTCACTTGAATTAGAAAACGGAAGTAGAATCGTTGCGGCGAGTACATCTTCTAGTGCTGTTCGGGGAAGTACCTTTAACATTATATTCCTGGACGAGTTCGCCTATGTGCCCCATAGTATTGCTGAAGAATTTTTTAGTTCTGTTTACCCTACAATTTCTTCTGGTGAAACTTCAAAGGTGATTATTGTTTCTACACCTCATGGAATGAATATGTTTTATAAATTATGGATGGATGCTGTCAATAAAAAAAATGATTACATCCCAATGGAAGTTCATTGGTCAGAAGTACCAGGTCGTGATGAAGCATGGAAAATTCAAACAATAAGAAATACAAGTGAATCACAATTTCAAACCGAGTTTGAATGTGAGTTTTTAGGAAGTATTGATACACTTATTAATGTAAGTAAACTTAAAAATTTAGCGGTTGTTGATCCTCAAAAGAGTCCTGGAGGTTTAGATGTTTATGAAATGCCTATTAAAAACCATACTTATGTTATGACGGTTGATGTTGCAAGAGGTATTCAAAATGATTATTCTGCTGTTGTAGTTATAGACGCAACAAAAGCGCCTTATAAGATTGTTGCAAAATATAGAAATAACAATATTAAACCTATTGTATTTCCTAACATATTAAAAAAAATAGGAAATCATTATAACAAAGCATATTGTTTAATAGAGATAAATGATTTAGGACAACAAGTAGCAGACGCAATGCAATTTGAATTAGAGTATGATAATATGATGATGGTTACACAACGAGGACGATCAGGACAAGTACTAGGTGGAGGCTTTAGTGGCCGTGGTAATCAATTAGGTTTAAGAATGACAAAGGGTACAAAAAAAATCGGAACTTCAAATCTGAAAAGTCTTGTAGAATCTGATAAATTAATAATTCAAGATTTTGATATTATTTCTGAACTCTCTACTTTTATTGCTCGTGGAAAATCTTTTGAAGCTGAGCAAGGTGCGAATGATGATTTAGTAATGTGTTTAGTTGCTTTTTCTTGGTTGGCTAATCAAAGATATTTTAAAGAATTAACTAATGTTGATGTTAGAGGACAGATGTTTACTGACCAACAAAACGCAATTGAGGCAGATATGGCACCTTTTGGGTTCATAGATAATGGATTAGATGATCCAGAAGGTCGTA